ATAGAAGAATAGGGGGTACTGTTATCATGGAATTTAACATCAAGAACAACACGGATGGTACTCTAGCACGAGTAACAAATTACAACCAACTTTCTGTACGCTCTGAGTCTTTTGCAGAAGAGGCAATTGAATCCATCCGAGGAAACAGTTACATCTTTCATGCAGAATGCCACCTAGCAGCAGCCTCTTCTGGCGGTTTGTTGTACATCAAGAACACTTCCAACACAGACAGCATCCTTATTACCCGAATTTACTTTGACGCACACACCCTCACAACCCCCGTCAAAATCTTACAAGTAAAGCAACCTGCATCTGTCAGCAACGGCACAGACAAAACTTCTTCCACATCTGATGGTATTATTCAGAAAAACTTTGGTAAACCTGACGCTTTGTCTGCTACGTTTGTTGTCAGTGATGGTTCCTCTGATATGACCTACACAGGTGGACAACAATTCCACGCGTTCTATCTTGGCAGCAACGCCAGCCAGCAACGCAATATGCGCGCAACAAATATCATCACCCCTGATACCACATGGTTGCTCGGGTGGTCTACCGCAGGTGTTGGTGGAGGTAACGCTACAAACGGGGAAACGATTGGGGTTAGTGTGAATACTGTTGTGTTGAATCTTGCGGAATTTGGTGAAGGTTAGACATGACAGTAAATGCTGTTTTAGTTGATTCAAAGAATCGTCAGGCTCTCCATTTTGAAGAACTTTGGCGAGAGACAGAAACTATCGGCGGGGATGAGGTATTCCTTGTTAGCACAAATGCTATGCAAACCCACGGAACCTACACAAACGTGCAACGTAGTAGCGCAGGGACAACAACAGTTACTACCCCTATATCAGGTGGATGTATACAGATTACCGACCTTGTGTTAAACACTGAAAAACGAACAGGAGGTTCAGTAGAAATTCAATTTACTGATGGTACAAATTCTATTACAGTTTTTAAGGTGTTTTGTAACGATGCACCTGCCAACATTGTTCTCCCTGTTGTTGGTAAGTTTCGGGGCTGGGTTAACGCTCGTTTGGATATGGTCGTTACTGGTGCTACGGATTGTTCTGCCACTCTAGGTTATGTAAAGTTACCTACAGGCGCTAGTTATGAGTCCTTTGTCCTAGGACAGTAAGGTTTTATTATGGCGAAATTAGAAAAGTACAATGCCCAAGGTAAATGTCCAAAGTGTTCTTCTTCTACAGTGAGTGTAGAATACAAGAAGATTCTTACTTCTGAGTCCATGTTGCGTACTTGCAATAACTGCGGCTACCAGTGGAAGGAAGCTCCTCATGACGCAAAATAAAGATTTCGTTCAAGATGAAATCAACCGTATGCGTCGTGAATTGCAAGAAATGCAACGCAAGTTGAATCGTCTTGAGGCTATGGACCCAAACCGCAATAAGCCTGTATGCAAATGTGTAAATGGGGAGTGTGTCTGTGGCAACAACTAAACGTAAAAAGGGACCAAACCTTTCTGTCGGCAGGGGCGAAAAACTCCCTGTCAGCAGGGGAGCGGGTTTGACTGCAAAGGGGCGGGCAAAATACAACGCAAAAACCGGGAGCAATTTGAAGGAACCTGCGGCTAATCCAAAAACACCAAAACAAAGGGCGCGTAAGAAGAGCTTCTGTGCGCGAAGTAGCGGCTGGACAGGTGAACGAGGAAAAGCCGCTCGTAAACGTTGGAAATGTTAATATGGTTGATGAAGTTAAAAGTGGTGCTGCAACATTCCTGAAGCAGTATTGGTTCATTATCACGGCAATAGTTGTTCTTGCCGGGGATTTCTCTGTTGGGCAGTATCGCCTACAGCAAAACCATGACCGTATTGTATCTATTGAAAAGCGCCTAGACCCAAAGGCATTTCAAGAGTATGGAGAGTTAAAACAGACTGTAAGGTCTCTGGAGCGTCGAGTACAACAACTCGAAAATAAACTTTGGGGTGGAAGATAAAAATGCCTGTACAAATTGAGCCTAGAGTTAGTTTAGGTAACATTCTTACTGCTGTGCTTGTTGTTGTTGGGGTAGTTGTTAGTTACACCCAATTACAGGAAGGTGTGGAAAGCAACACGAAGGCGCTTGAAGCCCTTAGAAATGTAGTTGCTGAAAACCGTTCATTCCAGATTGAACAACGTGTTCGCGTTTGGGATAGAGTAAGTGAACTTGAAGGCAAGGTTACCAACATGGGTAACAGTATTGCGAGATTAGAAGCTGGGCAGGAATTTATTATCCGCCAGACAGAAACCATCTCTTCAAAAATTGATAACCTACTTGAAAAAACAGGAAAGCGTTAATGCCAATCAACATCTATGCACGTACTGACGCTGAACGCGCTGTAGACGCTAGACGTAGACGCGATAGGTACGCATGGAAAAAAGCAAATGGCATGAAAGACACCCAGACCATGCCAAAGGGAAAAGAACTTGATCACCAAGTAGCAGGTGGAGGAAAACTTACAGCCAATAATGCTGCAACCACCGCCATAAGAGACAAGATATCAAACCGTAAAGATCAGCCAGCAACCAAAGGGCGTGTAGCCAAAGGTTCGCGTGGCCCAGCCAAGGGAAGGAAGTCATATGTCTAATAACCTGACAGAAAAACAAGAAGCCTTTCTAGAGGCTTTACAAGACATCATCTTGAACGAACCAGAAGTTTCTAACTATTACAAAGAAGCTGCCCAACGCGCGGGGTATAATGGTTATGAAACGAATTACATGCGTATTGCAAAATCTCTCGCAGATGAAATTGCAGATATTACCAAAAGTGTTCTAGTATCCGCAGGACCACAGGCAGCAGGTACTATGGTGGCTGTCATGCAGGGCAAATCCAGCGACGGTGCTGCACGGGACAAACTATCTGCTGCTAGTAACATTCTTGATCGCGGTGTTGGTATTGTAAAAGTAGACAAGCAAGAGGTAGATGTCAAAGGTGGCGTGATTTTGCTACCTCCTAAACGGAGTGAAGATGACTACGAAGAAGACGACGACTCAGACCTTTAAACGAGGAGTGTCCCGTAAAACTGCTAGACGCAGTAAGGGGGGCAAACTGATCCTGAAAGGGACTTCTCCTACTGTTGAAAGGCAAGAGAGTGAGAAGGCTCGTGTTGCGCGTGAAGAAGAAAAGAAACTAAAAGAGGCTATCAAAGCTGAAAAGAAAGATGAAGGGCAAGATACGTACAACGGTAGTAAAGTTGTTTTCAGACCTAACCCCGGCCCTCAGACAGAGTTTCTTTCATCCCCTATTCGTGAAGTCTTATTCGGAGGGGCAGCAGGTGGTGGTAAGCTAGTACAAAAGGGTGACTCAATTCTAACTCCCGAAGGCTTTGTAAAGGTTGAAGATTTAAGGGTGGGTGATGAAATATGCCACCCAAAAGGAGGTACACAGACTGTCAAACATCTATTTGCCTGGGAAACCCTTCCTAAGTGGACCGTACACTTTTCGGATGGCACTCACCTAGATGTTGCTAAGGAGCATTTATGGTTTTCGTGGCTGGCACGCAGAGGCAGAAAGATTAATGGTGTTAGGGTGTTTGGCGAGGCGTCGGGTAAGGTTGTCAGTACAGAAAAACTTTCAGAGTACCTTGAAAAAGGTTATAAACCACAAGTTCCAGTGTGCTCTGAGCAGTATTTTCACTCTAAAGGGGTACAGGTTGATCCTTACTTGTTGGGGGTGTTTATTGGGGATGGCTGTCTGACGACAAATCAAATAACTATAACGTGCCATGAAGATGATAAGGAGCACTACAAAAAGTATATCCCAACAGACAAGTGGGACACAAAGAATACCATACGTTTTGGGGGAGAATATAGAGAAGAGTTAGTTGGCGCGTTTACTTCCTATGGACTTATGTATACACGTAGTGCAACAAAATTTATCCCTCGGGATTATCTTATCAATTCTTCAGAGGTACGTTGGGCAGTTGCTCAAGGGCTAATGGATACCGACGGTTACTCAGCCCCCAACAAGAATGCGATCTACTATTACACAGTATCAGAACAGTTAGCAAATGACGCAGCAAGTCTGTTTAGAAGTTTGGGAGCATGTGTCACGATTACAGATAAGATGGGTTCTTATCGTGACCAAGACGGTACAAAAGTAATTTGTCAGAAGGTTTATTGTTTATATATAAAGCACGACAATCCTGATAAGTTTTTTCGTATGGAACGTAAGAAGCGTGGTAAATTTGGTAAAGGACTTGTTCAGAAAGCTGTTGTTAAAGTAGAACAAAAAGGGACTATAGAGGGTAGGTGTATTTCTGTAAGTAACCCTGATGGTCTTTATGTAACAGAAAATTTTACTGTAACACACAACTCTTACGCTATTCTAGTTGATGCTCTGTATGGTGTTAATGAATCAGATTATGTTGGTTTGATCCTGCGTAAAACAACTGACGAACTACGTGAACTTATCAACAAGTCTCAAGAACTATACCCAAAAATGGACCCCGGTGCAAAGTGGTCGGAGAAGAAATCAGAGTGGAGGTTTAGTTCTGGTGCCCGTATCTGGATGACCTATTGTGATCGTGACGAAGACCTTTCGCGCTTTCAGGGACAGCCTTACCCGTATGTGGCATTTGACGAATTGACTCACTGGCACACCCCTAATGCTTGGGACTATCTGCGATCTCGTAACCGTAGCGCTAACCCAAACATTAAGCCCCTTATGAGGGCCACAACCAACCCAGGAGGTCCAGGCCACCAATGGGTCAAGAAAATGTTCATTGACCCTGCTCCGTGGGGTAAACCATTTTGGGCAACAGATATAGAAACAGGTGAAACCCTAGTTTACCCACCGCTTGACGAATATGGAAATCCTCACCCAAAAGCAGGGCAACCACTGATGAAGCGTCAGTTTATCCCTAGCCGCTTGAGTGACAATCCATATCTGGCAAACAGTGGTTATGTGGAAACACTTCTCACGTTGCCAGAGGAAAAGCGTAGAGCACTTCTTTATGGGGATTGGGATGTCTCGGAAGGGGCTGCATTCAGCGAGTTCAACCGTAAGATTCATACGTGTGAATCATTTGACGTTCCTGAGAACTGGAAAACATTTCGTGCGTGTGATTATGGATATGGCAGTTATACAGGGGTTCTATGGTTTGCAGTATCACCTAGCGACCAGATTTTTGTAGTTGATGAACTATATGTATCAAAACGTCTAGCAGTTGATCTTGCACATGATGTTCTAGAGCGAGACAAGATTTGGGCACCTAACTACGGTGTACTCGACAGTTCTTGTTGGCACAAGCGTGGAGATACAACTGTAAGTATTGCAGAAGCAATGATTGCCCAGGGATGTAAGTGGCGTCCATCTGATAGAAGTAAAGGTACACGAGCAGCAGGTAAACAAGAGATTCACCGTCTTCTGGCTGTGGATGAATTTCTAGATGAACCTAGATTAATTATTTTTGAAAATTGCGTTAATCTTATTGCACAACTCCCGGCTATTCCGGTTGATAAGAAAAACCCCGAGGATGTAGACACAACCGCAGAAGATCACTTGTATGACGCTCTTCGTTATGGAATCTCTTCTCGTCCACGGGCACGCAACATTGCGGAGTTCGGAGTCTCAACCCGCCCACAAAAAACCGCTAGCAACAACGTTAAGCGTTGGTTCAGCAAACGTAGAGTAGGATAAGAACATGGACGAGCAAGGGATTGAGATTGAGTCTGTAGATGATGAGGCTGTTCTATCCGAGCATGGCCCTGTGGCAACCTACGTTTTGGAGCGGTTTAATCGTGCACAGGATAATCGTCGTGAGCAGGAGGAGCGCTGGGTAGAGGCATACCTGAACTATCGTGGTCTTCCGCACGTAAACAACGTGTTCAAGGAAGATGAAGAGTCAGATGTTTTCATCAAGGTCACCAAGACTAAGGTTCTTGCTGCCTACGGTATCATTCACGAAATTATGTTTCCCAATAGTGGGAATAAGTTTCCGATCATGGTTAAGCCTACCCCTATTCCAGAGGGCGTTGAAGAAGCTGTTCATATTGATCCAAAGGCTCCTCCTAAACCTGAAGAGCAGGAGATGGAGGAGTCAGATGAATTCGACAGCCCTTATGGCTTCCCCGGCGATGGTAAAGACCTAGAGCCAGGATATCGTTTCAATCTTGGAACACTCCAGAAAAAGTTGAAACCAGTTGAAGAGAAACTTGAAGAAGGCACTGGTGGCACACCTACATCTCTAAACTTTTTCCCTGCTCAAGAAGCGGCAGAATTCATGGACAAGAAGATGCAGGACCAACTGCAAGAAGGTGCAGGGCATGAGGCTCTGCGTCGTGCTCTGTTTGATAGTGTGCTGTATGGTACGGGCGTCATCAAAGGCCCGTTCGCGGTTGAAAAAGAATACCCATATTGGGAGCCACAGGAAGACGGTCCACCGTTGTACCGCCCTGTAAAACAAATGATTCCTACATATGAGCACATCCGTCTGTTGGACGTTTATGTTGATCCAGAAGCCTATGGTGAGGACGACCTCGAATATGTCGTCATCGACAGGCGTATGTCTGCCCACCAACTACGCAACCTTAAAAAACGTTCTCTGTTCCGTTCAGAGGCTATTGACACTGCTCTGGAAAACGGCCCCAGTTATGAGCAGAAGTGGTGGGAAACGGACATCAACGACGACAGCCAAAATGAGAATAACGAGCGTTATGAAGTGTATGAGTTTTGGGGTATCGTTGGTCGTGAAGACTTTGAAGATGACGACGATCTGTTTTCACAGATTGATATTCCAGAAGAATACGAGGATGCAGATGAATTCAACGTGTCGATTTGGGTGTGTAACGGTCAGGTTTTGAAATTTGCTTTTAACCCTTATATGCCAGAGCGTATACCGTTCCATTTCTTCCGTTATGAGTATAACCCGAATAACTTCTTTGGCGTTGGTCTTGCGGAGAACATGAGTGATACACAGTTGCTTATGAACGGCTTTATGCGTATGGCGATTGACAACGCTGCTAAGTCAGGTGATCTTGTATTTGAAATCGCAGAGGATTACCTTGTGCCGGGACAAGACCTAACCATTGAGTCTGGTAAGGTATTCCGTCGTCAAGGTGGTGCACCGGGACAGGCGATCTTTGCTCATAAGTTCCAGAACACCACCCAAGAAAACATGATGATGTTTGACAAAGCTCGTCAACTATCAGATGAAAGCACAGGCTTTCCAAGTTTTGCACACGGTCAGACAGGCATCACAGGCGTTGGGCGTACAGCATCTGGTATCTCAATGCTTATGGGTGCAGCGTCAACCAACATCAAAACTGTTATCAAGAACTATGATAACGGCCTAGAGAAGTTGGCTCGCTCACTCTTTGAGTACAACATGACGTTTGACTTTGATGAACGTGCTCTCGGAGATGTGACAGTGTGTGCCCGTGGCACGGACGCTCTCATGTCTAACGAAATTCGTTCACAACGTCTTGCTATGTTCATGCAACAGGCGTCAAATCAGGTTATGGCTCCGCACGTCCGCTGGCCTTACATGCTGCGTGAGATTGCCAAGTCACTTGATCTTGACCCTGATAAGCTCCTGAATAACGCAGAGGAAGCACAATACCAAGCACTCCTTATGCAGATGCAGGGAATGGGTGGACCTCAAGGTGGAGGAGCACCGGGGGCACCGCAACCCCCTAATGGTCCCGCAGGAGCGCAAGCACAAGACACACAGGGTTCTGGCGGGGGTGTACCGGGAGTAGGCGTACCGCAAGTACCGGGAACCCCAGGATTTACAGGAAATGATGGCGGTGGAGGAGGAGAAGTTCCACAATGATGAATAAAGAAGTACTACAATCGTACAGAACCCTATGTATCCAAAAAAATGTAAAGGCACTAAACATTATCATAGAGGATTTAAAAGCAGATTATGTGAAAAACCTACAAGTACCATCCACCGCAGAAGACTTGATTCGTGTGAATGGTGGCTACGCTGCTCTATGCCAGTTACAAGCCAAGATTAATCGTGACCCTCAAGTGTGGGCCGATGAAGCCGCAAAACAAGACAAGGTGATCTCTAATGCAGACTCCGTTCCAAAAACCGCAGCCAAGACCCGTCGCCCAGCCTTCAAGTCCTGACACGGTTCCAGCTAAGTTGACTCCAGGTGAAGGCGTCCTGACAAAGGAAGCCGTGGCTTGGTATGGATTAGAGAAATTGCAGAAGATGGAGTCTGCTGCAAAAGAAGGCATGGCACAAATGCAGAAGCAGGGGCGTGTTGGTGGTAAACCTGTACCACAACAACCACCACAAGGTCAGCCTCGTCCTCCGCAACAGCGTCCGATGGGAAAACCACAACAACCACCACAACAGGGGCAGGGACAACCACGCCCTCCACAACAACCTCAAATGGGCAAGCCACAAGGTCAGCCTACTCCTCCTGCTCAGATGGCACAGCAGCAGCAGCCTATGATGAAAGTTCCACAACCTGTTCGTGCGTTTAACCAAGGGGGTGTTGTAACTCAAGGTGGCTACTACCCTGAAGCAGTTTACCAACCAGGTTCTATAAACATTGCTAAAACATATGTACCATCAGCTGTAAAAGAGGTGGAAAAACAACAGCAAGAAGGTTCTGCTTCATCTGCGGGACAAAGTACTGTTGGCACCGGAACATCTGGTTCTAAAACTGTAGGAACAGGTACATCTTCATCTACCACTAAAGGTCCAGGAACTCAAGATTTAAATTCTGGAGAGAATGAGATGCGAGCGGGAACCAATAGAGGCTCACCGGGTGGAGCAGGTCAAGCAGGAGGAACTACTCAAACCCTTGGCGTCGGTAGTGTTGAAGGCGGGGAGTTTGGTAAGTCAGTTGGAGAGATGATTGACCGAGGGAATATTGAGGGACTTGTTGATACAGCCACAGCGCCCGACGCTCTCGTTGATGTTATGGATATGGTAGCTAATGCTGCTCTTAGTCCTGGTCTACCCGGTAAAGTTGCTGGGTTTATGGATACAAAGGGCCAACTAAGAGACCTCGCTACAAAAGATCGCCAAAAGGCTAGAGATTATCTGTCTACTATTGCAACTGCTGGGCCAGAAGTAAAAGGCGAGATCGCGCAAAGTATGGCGGATGCAGCACAGAAATCCTTTGAAGCCTTGTCTGAAACATCTCAAGCACATGGTGGTGCCCCTCCAGGTTCAGTAGGTAACGTTATTGGTGGGTATAACACCACTAACCCCTTTAGTGGTAACATCGAGTCTTACAGTTCAGACGGTTCATACCAAGTTGGCGGTCCTGTCCCTTCTCTAGGTACTAAAGCAGCAGTAGATTATTTTGGTAATCTCACAGACCAACAAGTAGAAGCTGCACTAGACTTCCGAGGGGAGTATGAAAAAGACTTTATGGATAAAGAAAAAGAAGATTTGGACGATGAGGAAATCGGCTTCGACGCTTTTGGAAACACGAAAGAAGATCGGGATGTCCAAGCAGAAGCAGGAAGCAACGCCGCTTCAGGGGATTTTGGAGGATACGGAGGAAATGAATCCGACTCTGATGACGCAGATGGCTCTGGACAAGCAAGCGCAGACAACGACACACCAGATTAAGAATACCCACACAAGAAATGATTCTTCTGTGGTGTTGGCACCGCACAGCCTTTATTTGTGCGCCCCAGCGACTATGAAAGGAATATACAAGTGGCTGAAAAAGTAGCAATGATGAAGAGTTATGGTTTTTCTAGTTCTAATACTTCAGATGAAGACCTAGAAAAGGAAATTGCCGAAGCAGAAAAGAAGTTCCAAGAAGAGCGAGAAGCCCAACTAGGAAAAAAAGTTGAACTTCCCCCTATTGAAGACGACGCCGAAGAAGAAGTCGAAGAAGAGGAAGTTGTAGAAGAAGCTGACGAAACAGAATCTGAAGAGGATGAAGAAGAGCCTAAACAGAAGAAGAAAAATGAGCAGAAGCATGATTGGCAAAAACGTCATGCTGACTCTCGACGGCAGAATGCTGAACTACAAAAGCAACTCAGAGAAATTCAAAATGAGTTAAAGAATGTCAAGCTAGAGGCTAATAAAAAGGAACGCCTCAAGAATCTTTCCACTGAGGAAGATATTGAAAAATTCCGTGCTGAGTATCCTGACTTTACTCGTGTACTTGACACTATGGTTGAAAAGCGTCTTGCAGAAGTTGACGAAGAGTTCACTAATCGTACTAAAGACCTTGATACCGTAAAGGCAGAACTACACGTAGCAAAGGTTATGAGCCAGGTTATCAAACGCCATCCAGATGCAGAGCACGTAAAAAACTCTGAGGAGTTCTCTGATTGGATAGCTGAAGAAGCACCTGAAAATACAGTTGATACTCTCAGTAACCCATATGCTACTGCAAAGCAACTCAACGCTATCATCACGTTGTTTAAGGCTGACACAGGGTGGAAATCACCTGTAGATGAATCTGACGAGGAAGTACTCGAAGAGGCTCCTAAGAAGAAGCGTAAAACACGTCAACCACCGGAAGATGTTCCTAGCAAAACTGCTACAAAAACTGATCCGGTAAGCAAGCGTGAATACCTGTATAGTGATAGTATGGTGAATGCTATGAGCGATGCAGAGTTTGAACAGCACATGGAGCAGATTGATAAGGCTCGTCGTGAAGGTCGATATCTCTACGATGCAACGGGTCATTTGAACCACGCTCCGACTGAATAGAAAAAAAAACACAAGAAATTGCAAAAAGTGCTTGACAAACGTATTTTTATGTGATATAATGTACGTGTAAAAAGGTGAAAAACCTTTTTTTAAAGCACTTTTTGCATACAATGGAACCTTTCATAGGTGGGTAAGACCTCCATTAGTGGATACTCTGATACCCCAAGTTGATTGGTTCTTATTGCTGACTACCAATTTCCTACTCCATTTTTCGACCCCTTACTTTGACGCCCCTTTATGGCACCCGTCAAATTTTGTTGAATTAATGTGTTAGTAGCCTTGGAATGTGTTAGCTCCCGTTTTTGGCTGAATTGGAAAGGCCCAAAACCCTTGAAGGAGGTAACTTACTATGGCTTTCCGCGCTGCTTCCAACTGGAACAACCTTCCTAACGGAAATTTCTCTCCTGAGATTTTCTCCAAGAAGGCACAGTTGGCTTTCCGCAAATCTTCCGTATGTCGGGAAATTTGTAACTCTGACTACTTCGGTGAGATCGAAAACGAAGGTGATACCGTCCGTATCATCAAAGAACCGTCGATCACCGTTAAAGAGTACTCTCGTGGTACTCAGATCACCGCTCAAGACCTTGATGACGAAGAATTCACGCTGGTAATCGACAAGTCGAACTACTACGCGTTCAAAATTGACGACATTGAGGAAAAACATGCCCATCACAACTGGGAGTCTTTGGCTTCTGACCGTGCTGGTTATGAACTCCGCGATACCTTTGATCGTGACGTTCTCGCCTACATGACGGGCTACAAACTGTCTAGCCTCGCTGGTGTTGGTGACACGACTGCAACTTCGGCAGATGCTTCTGGAACCTCCCCGATCTCGACCACAAATGGTCAAGGTCTGCTGGCTTCCATGCAACTCGACCGTACTGACTTCTCTGTTCAGTTTGGTACGACTGCTGCTTCTGCTGGTGATGCAATTCCGATTGGTACTAGCCCGACGATTAATACGTCTAACTTCACTACGCCGCTGCGTGTGATCAACCGTATGAAGCGTCTGCTGGACCGTCAGAACGTCCCGCAAGAAGATCGTTGGCTGATCGTTGACCCTGCCTTCCTTGAAGTTCTTGGTGACGAAGGTTCCAAGCTCATGGATCACGACTTTACCTCTACTGGTGAAAACCTGCTGCGGAACGGTCGTATCGGTAAAGGCATGATCTACGGCTTTAAACTGTACTCGTCCAACAACCTTCCGAGCATTGGTTCTGGTCCTGAATCCGTATCTACGGCTGCACAACAAACTAACTACGGTGTGATTGTTGCAGGACATAAAGGCTCCGTTGCTTGCGCCGAGCAAATCAACAAATCCGAAACGTACCGTTCTACGGACTTCTTCGGTGATGTTGTTCGCGGTCTGCACCTGTACGGTCGGAAAGTTCTCCGTCCTGAAGGTCTCGTAACCGCCCGTTATAACTTGGGTCAGTAAGACCGAGCTTAGAGAAAGGTAATCTATTATGGCTACTGTTAATTTCACTCGTGGCTCTGCTACTGAAGGCACCCATGTTTCCGGTCTGAGCAATCGTGTCCCGTATATGGTTGAACGGATTGTTGACTTCGCTGAAGTCACCACTACCAAGGGTTCTGCACTCGCTACTGGCGATATTATTCAGGTCATCAATGTACCTGCTAATACTCTCCTCCACGGCGCTATTGCAGAAGTTCTGACGGTTGACACCTCAACGGGTGCAACCTTCGACCTTGACGTTGCTGCTGGCGATGACTTCATCGACGGTGGTGACCTCAACACCCTCGGCTACCCGGCTGTAGGTTCGAATGGTCTTGCTCCATTTGGTGCAAACACTGTTCTGCCTACTTCTGCTGCCGACACCATTGACATGCTTCTTAACGTACCTGGTGCAACTGTACCAGCAAACGGTAAAGTCCGTGTCGTTGCGTGGATGACTGATGCTTCTGAGCTTGGTCTCGGTGGTGTGGCAACACGTGACTATCTGGCTTAATCGTCAGGTGTAACTACATTTAGGTGCGAGGGGGGCTTATCACCCCTCTCCACCTTTAACTGCACTTAGAGAAGGAATGTTTTTGTGATTACTCTTAAATGTCAGGACGACACAGAGAACCTAAAGGCTAATCACAAAGCCAATCACGCTCGAAAAGGTACAGTATCAATTCAACAGCATCTGAAGATGCACAAGAAGAAGTATGCTGGTAAGATTGCTATTATTTGTGCCCCTGGCCCCGGTCTTATAGATAATATTATGAGCATCAAAAACGCTCAAGAGAAATTCGGGCACAAGGTGTTTGCCATCAAATGTGGCGAAACTCTGGAAAAATACGGTATCAAGGTTGACTTTAACGTTCATGTTGACACCAAAGAAACAGAGTTAAAATACACCTACCACAACAAAAATACCACACAGTTGATTTCAACTCAATGCCATCCAAAACTATTTGATCTTTACAAGAAGGACAAGGTAGTTCGCTTCCAGAGTAGGACAGCAGCAGATTGGCATCCAGCAACAACTGTAGCACAGGGTTCAAACACAACGCTACAATCAATGGGTATTGCCCATTATTTAGGCTTCTCACAGGTTGTTGTCTACGGATTTGACCTTTCATGGGATAAAGATAAGACCACCCATATCACAGGTGATCGGCCTATGACTAAAGATCAAGGGCAGATTCCAATCACTCTTAACAACGGTACAGAAGTCTACACAAATCTTGTACTAATAGGTGCTTGTCAAGAAGCTTTTGCAGCCCTATCACTAAACCCAATTCCTGTTCACATAATTGGTACACGGCTATTGGCTGATTATATAGTTGAAAAGCAGAAGAACAACGGTAAAAGCGTTCTGGATGATGAAGTCCACATACTTATGGCTAATCGACTGAATTCAGATTTTATTAATTTTTTAAAGAAAACCCCCGGTATGATGGGGAGTTTTCCAAAGTTCTCTATTCGTGAGGATTTAAGGGTAGTTGAGCAGACACCTGCTGCGGCCTAATTACGGAGGTACACTTTAGTGGCGCTGACATTTATTGATCTGACAAACAGAACATTGCGCCGCTTTGGGGGTAAGGAAGCTGCTGCTGCATCTTTTGATACCTCCACTGACCCTGAAATTCGCCTAGCAAAAGACGCTGTTAACGACGCCATCCTAGACATCAATATGTACGAGTTTGAGTGGGCCTTCAACGTTACTGCAACAACTCTGACGATGGTTGCAGGAACACAACGCTACACCCTTCCATCTGACACAAAAGATGTTGACATGGATACCATCATGCTAAATCAGTCTGATGCGCTATCTGTAAATCAGCGGTGGTTGCCTCAGATTGATTATGACCATTGGGTTAAGAATTTTTCACAGCGTGATGGGGATGCAACTTCATCTGACTATGACACTCCTAGTCATGTGTTCCGCTATCCTAACAACAATTTGGGGTTCACTAAAATCCCTGATCAGGCATACACAGTTTCTTACACACGCTACGTTGATCCTACCACACTTAGTGTCAGCACAGATACCACACGTATTCCAGATCGCTACGGACAGGTTATTGTTAATGGTGCGTGTTACTATTTGAACGCCAAGCGAGGTAACAGTGACCAAGCCAGCATGTTCCGTCAGGAATTTGCAAAAGGTGTATCTCGTATGCGGACCATTGAAACCAATGATCAATACGTTCGTGTCAAGGATCGTAGAATGAAGCGGCGTAGAGGCTCCGCTGCCTATATTGGCAATGTGACGTTGACGTAACTATGGCAAATGAACCAATTCGCAGTGAGCGTATTCTTTGTAACGGCGGGTTGAACACAAAGGACTCCTCTATTAACCTTAGTGTCAACGGACCTGGATATGCTACACGACTAATTAACTACGAAGTGTCTCAGACTGACGGCTACAGAACTATTGATGGTTCACGCCCGTATGACACAACATCCACCGCTCTGCCAGGTACAGGTGCAACACTAGGTTGTTGGATTTTCCAAGACACGGTACACGCTGCACGTAGTACAACTGGAAGTGAATACAATATTTACAGATGGGTTACGGGAGCTACTTGGGCAACTGCGGCTGTTAACATTTTTGCAACAGGTAGTACGGATGTACGCAGTTCAGTAGGTGTTAGCCGACTGAGAGTTAGCAAGTACAACTTCGAGGGAAAAGAAGCGTACACGGTCACTGATGGCGTCAATTTCCCCGCAGCTTATAACTCCGCTGACGGCTGGACTGTTCTTACATCTGCGGATTCAACTGATGTAGAAGGTTGTTCTGTAACTGCGGATTTCAAGAATCACTTAGCATATAGCGGTATGTCTGGAACTCGTGCTAACCTTGTGGTTTTTAGTTCACCTAATGACCCTGACGGATTTACTACTGGTGCTGGCTCTCTGAGTGTTAATGTAGGTTTTGCAGTTCAAACGATTGGTGTGTTTCGTGATGACCTTTACATATTCGGTAGTGACCAGATTAAAAAAATCACAGGTAATAACAGTAGTGACTTCCAGTTGGTTGACGTTACTAAGAATATTGGGATTGTGTCTCGTGATGCCCTTGTTACTGTTGGTGGCGATCTCATTTATTATAGTCCAGATGGCATACGTACAGTTTCCGGTACTGATCGAATCGGGGATGTTGAACTTGAAACAATTAGTGAAAACATCAAGTCAAAACTGATTAACTATCCAGAACTATATGATCTGTCAAACGTGCTAGGACAAGTTATACGTAAAAAGACTCAGTTCAGGTTCTATATATTTGAGAGCAGCCAACAGGCTTCAGAATCAATTGGGGTTATTGGTGGTAAGCGTTACGCATCAGATGGAACTTCACAATGGGAATTCGGTGATCTTTTAGGTATCCAAGCAAACTGTACTGACAGTGATTTTGTAAATGGTGTTGAGCGTGTTATCTTTGGTGGTAAAGACGGTGTAGTCTACGAACTGGAAAGAGGTGATACAAGCTTCAACGGATCAGAAAAAATCACCGTGTACGACACACCTTATCTAGATTTTGGGGATACGGAGACACTAAAAGACCTTAGACGGATAAATTTGTTTATCAGTTCTGAAGGACAATTCTCATACTTCCTTGGACTAAACTACGCCTGGGATGACCCTGATTATGAAAGCCCATCGAACTTTAGTGAGAGCATCACAGCACTGAGTGCTATCTATGATGATCCTAACGTTCTTTACGATGATAATACTATTCTTTATGATGGTGAAGGACGTTTCGGGCGTAGAACTAATATCGTGGGAATTACCCCCAGCGTAAAATTTTCCTTTGTTACAACAGGGACAACTAATAAACCGTTTAGCATACAAGGCTTCGTTATAAGTATGCGTGACAGCGAAAGAGAAGTAACGTAACATGCCACAAGGTTACCAGCGACAATCTGCCGCAGACATCATTACAGGCGCTGTTGTACAGGCGTCACCACTTAATGCTGAGTTCAACCAACTCCAGGCGGCTATGTCCGAAACAACAGGGCATAATCACGATGGTACTACAGGTGGAGGAGCACTTGTACCTCTAATTTCTGACGCAGATGGTGACACACGTATCCGCGTTGAGAGCACCGCTGATGAAGACCTGATACGGATTGATGTGGCTGGTACAGAGGTACTTGTCAGCAGCGTAACTGAACTCCGTACATCAACGGGCACAGCCTTTGATCTCGGAACTAGCACTGTCCGTTATGGAACTCTTTATGTATCAAATGTGGATACCACCGCCGCAACAATTCGTGGTACACTTACCCTCGCAACTGGTGGAACAATTGATCTATCAGGTAACGTCATTACGGCAGCAACGATAGCTAATCTGACCAACACGACTTCCGCTGTATTTCAAGGAACCGTGACATTAGCAACTGGCTCTACATTAGATTTGTCAGCGATTACTATTGCCTCTGCCAACTTTACAAACCTGACAGCAGGGAATCTGAATGTCACCTCCGCTGTCAATGCTTCTGGTGCTCCTGCAACTTTTGCAAATGTTACCACAACGACAGCGACTGTAACCAATCTTGTTGTAGGTAGTACAGGAACTATTGCTGGCAATGCCATTGCCACTGAGTCCTATGTGACGACGCAGATTGCTAATAATCTTGCTCTTTCAACTACCACAACAACTACAGCTACAATTGCAACCGCAGATGGAGTTTCATTTGTTCTTGCAGATAACCTTGGTATTGCTGCCGGAGCACGATTGGTTATCACTGCAACAGCGGACAACTGGGTGTTTGGTGAGGTTGCGTCTTATACGACTGCAACACAGACAGTAAGCCTTGACATTGAGCGTACAGAGGGTTCTGGTACATATGCTGGTTGGACTGTTAACGTTGCAGGTGTGCAGGGTGTTCCGCTTGATCAGAGCAATGTTGCCATCACTGGCGGCACAATTGCAGGGGTGGTGTTTACCAGTGCTACAATCAACAGCACAGTTATTGGTGCATCTGCTGCTGCGGCGGGGACGTTCACTAATCTGACGGTTAACTCTACAGCCGCTTTCGCTGATGTTAACATCTCTGGCGCTCTTGTAACATCAGGCGCAAACACCCACAACGGCCTTGCAACCTTTAATGCAGGTATTCGCGAAGCTGTCACCACTGCTACCGTCAGCACTGCTTACACTGTTGCAGCACCGGGAGTGTATGACCTATTCTTGACGACGGGCGTAGCAACCACCATTGACTTCAGCCCCATCTCTGCTGGCGATGCTTGGACCCTTCAAGTACACCCAAATACAACGACAATCACATGGGCAACAGCAGTGTCGTGGGCTAGTGACAACACTGCTCCAACCTTGACTTCAAGTGCGGCTGGTATTGATGTGTTCACATTCTTTAGCCCTGATGGTACAAAAGTCCGTGGATTCACGGCAGGACAGGCGTTTGCGTAACCATGCCAACGATCCATAAATCAGCATTGATGGGAGCAGCAGGGTCTGGTGAGGGCGTTGGAACTCTAGAAGTATACCGCCTTGATGATAACAACGGTACTACCTACTTAGACAGTATTTCTGGGGTTAATACATTAACTATCAGTGGTGCTAGTAACCCTACAAATGAATCAACAGGTGTTAGCACGTATAGCTTCTCGCTTGGTGCAACAGGAGATACTTCACTCTGGTCGTCTGCCTCTAATTTTGAAGGGGGAGTAGACACTAGAACAGTAGAGATTTGGGCAAAGGGAAATAATGCGGCTAGTACACAGTATTTTATGACTGTTGTTGGGTTACGAACAACCGCTGCCGCTAGCGCGAATCCGTATGCAAGTATCTTCACAAATGATGATGGTAGAGTCTATTTCTCGGGTCAGACCGGGGTAGCTACATCCACAGGTAGCTACGCCGTAACTAGCGCATCTGGATGGGCAGACGCCTTTGTACATTACAGCATTATGACTGATGGAACACAGGGGTGGATTCACGTCGATGGTACTCTCGCTATGGAATTGACATTTTCTACTGCTCATACATGTACGCCGGGTTTTGGTAAGCGTATGCAAGATGGGGGCGCTCCCGGAAGTCAACTCATGCTTTACAACAATTTTCGAGTTTCGTCAGGGCTTGTTTATGATACCGCTGGATTTACCCCTCCAACTCCCCCTGCGCTCTAGGACACAAAAGGATTTAATCTATGCAAATTAAAACCAACACAACTCCCATGGCTCAAGTTGTTGATGATGAGATCATTGGCATTGGCTCTATGACCTCTCTGTTCCCTAGAACCTCATTCACAGCGTACATCAGCGAAGAAAAGGCTGCTACTTTTGGATGTTTCCCTATTGACAAAAAGGCTGTTGGCACAAACCAAATCAGTGTCAGCACAGCGCCTTACGTACAGGATGGCATTGTGTACAGCAATCAGGTACGCAACACAACCCTTGGTGAACGAAAAGCTGCCTTCATTGGTAAACTTCGTAACTACACAAACCATGCAATCAATCGTGGCATCACCATCAACGGTGTTGAGTACAAAACGGACCTTCGTAGTCAACAGGAAATCAACCAACTCGCCAATATGCTTGACCGTCGTGGTGGCACACAAAAGTTCGTAACCCGTGGGGGTTCAGTGGTCACTGGAGATGTTACCTCTGCTGCTGCAATTCGTGATGCAGTGGAAGCATATATCTCTGCTGTGTACGCGAATGAAGCTGCCCTGCAAGAACAAATTGACGCAGCAACTACTTTAACAGCTTTAAATAAAGTTGACGTAACATCTGGATGGCCTACGTAACATGGAGATTCAATGGACACTTCTCGCATTTATGACATGCTCTACACTAACAGTGACCTGGGCAATCAGGGGCGGAAGCTTCAAGCCTTGGAAGCCAGGGCGAGCAATCAGCCTAATGCTGACGCCTCTGTTCCTTGTCCTCACCCTCTTTTTTGCTACCCTCACCTTTCCACTCAACCTGACTACATTGGGTTTGATTGTTCTGGCGGGAGCCATCTTTGCTGCTGCTCAAACCCCCGGTCACGGGACGCAGATGGACCTTGGGAGAAACAACAAACCTGATGATGAATGGGGCTGGCAAATTCGAGACCTGTTCTTCAAAAGTAAAAGCAGCTTTGGTCGAGACCTTATGGGAATGTTTATGCGTTATGCGTGGTTCCTTTTTGTGAGTATCCCTCTGTACTTTGTAAACCCTTGGCTGTCTTTAATTGGTATTTATATGTTCCTTGCACCTCCTTGTTTACAGGTGGTTGAACATTATGTATATTGGATGCGTAATAAAGTACCGACCTTTGCTTTTGTTGAGTACACTGTCGGAATCGGATTAGCAGTTGTTACTGCAATTTTAGTAGGAGTTATTTAGAGATGCCTGATTATGGTTACAACCCCGAGAAAAACCAATGGTTAGCATCACAAACTGGATACACAGGCGACTTTGGTACAGGCCAGTTTGGCACGTGGGCACAACAACAGGGTCTCGACACGGGTACTCTTGAGCAAATGTATTCAAATCAACCTGTTCCGCAACAGGAACAAACCCCGCAATTCACTGGTCCGTCTGTATCTGAAATTACGTCTGGTATGGCCCCTCGCTTCGACACTCTTCAACAGGGACAAACCCAACTAGGTGAAGGACAAACTGCACTAGCAGGTAATCAAGGCACCATCATGCAAAACCAAGCTACCCTTCAAGGTGATATTGGCACTGTTGGACAGGGTGTAGGAGAAGTGCAAAGCGCTATTGGCACACCTGCTGAGGAGGGTATGACGGTGTTTGGTCAACTTGGTAATCAAGGTCAGGCTATGGCTAATCTCGGTAATCAGTTCGGTTCTATGGCAGGTCAGTTTGACCAGTTCGGTAACCAACTTGGTAACTTCCAGAATCTCTACGAAGGGCGTTCTGCACAAACTTTAAGCAATCTTGGCGATGTACGTGAGCAAGGTCTGCAAGGACGTGCTGATCTAGAGCGTCAACTACAAGACATGCAACCTAT